CAAGATTGAAGACCAATATAACTCCGATAGAGAATTCTATCGAGAAAATCAATTCCATTAATGGTGTTCTTTATACGGATAAAGACGGTAAGAGAAGAACGGGTCTAATTGCTCAAGATGTTGCAAAGGTTCTTCCAGAAGCGGTCTATGGTGATGAAACTTCACACTACTCACTTGCATATGGAAACTTGGTAGGTTTACTCGTTGAGGGTATCAAGAAACTCGATACAAAGGTCAATAGTTTGACAGTAGAATTGAAATCTGTGAAAGATGAATTGAATAAACTCAGAAGCAATGGAGATGATAAGTAATGCCATTCACTGCGTCTATTCCTGCAACAAGTATTGATCTCTTGGCTGATATTCGTGATACTTTTGGTCCAAGAGTTGTGGGGGGTACAGCGAACAATCTTCACGGATATACGGGAAGAGATATAGGAATTCCAGATACTCCACCACTGAAATTTTCGGATTTTACCGGAAAGGGTTTACATCTCGGAAGAGAAGCCTCCATGAAGGCATTCTTATCCAAAGCCCCCAATAATCCATACAATCCATCTTCCTATGCAGCAAATGGTCACATCGGTGGCCGTTATCAAGCACTCGGTCAGAGTACAAATTATCCGTTTATGAGGGGTCACATTGGTGGCGGTTGTGGTATGAATGTCACTTTACAGATGGTTAATACTCCGGCTCAGGCAATAATAGGGAACCCATACATTATAAACGCACAACATTGTATGGAAAATACTCTCATTACATATACTGCTTCATGGGATACACCTGGATCTGCATCATCTGTATTACTTGGCGACGGTGATCCTGCCGCAGTTCCTAGTTCTGTAACTCAAGCAATACCGTCTTATGGATATATGCAAGCGTTTAGATCTCGTAATAACAAAAAACTCAAAGAATTAGTAGGTGTTGCACAAGCCTTCCACTCCACCGGTGGGTGTAATGGGGGTCACATGGGATACTGGTTTTTTTTGCCAAATAAATGGACCATTTCTAGTCCAATTGGATATTCAACAGGACAGACAATAAATACAACTGTTGAGCCGTGGGAGGCAATTGTGGTAAATTGGGTAACTGGCAGTGATAATGTTCAGGTTGATTCTTCTCACTCTACATTGACCTATTTAGATGGTACTGTAACAAAAACCCTTGGTTGTGTTTTTATGGATAGTGCTAATTGGTATGGTGGAGTGGGGTCTACACTATGGGTCAATTGGACTGGTGCTCCTAGAGTATTTTCAACCACACGAACCGGTGGTCCGAGTGCATCTGCATTTTTTAAAATATCTTTCGTGGGCGATTCTTACACATTCCTAAAAGATTAAATTTATGGCAATTTCTATCAATCACGATTTAGACCAAGGATCGAATTTTTCTTTCTCACAGATTGTTCGGGGAAGTGATGGGTCGCCTATTGATATAACTAAGGGATATTCGGCATACGCACAGATGCGTAGATTCTATTCATCAACAACAGGTTTTGATTTAACCACATCTATCACTGGATCAACAGGAAATATAATCATTTCTATGAATCCACTAAACACAGCAAAAATCAAATCTGGTGTCTGGTTTTATGATGTCGAACTTCACTCAAACGGCAGCCAGAACATACAAAGAATAGTTCAAGGTATGATAACAGTTTATCCTGAAGTTACAAAAATTCCTTGAACATTCGAACTTTCGTGAACTTTCGTTGTGATACATGCTAAATAGATGTGCCTTATGATTAAATAATGGAGAATAAAATGACAGACGCAGCAGTAATTGAACCATCAGAACTCACGGCAGATCTCAATAATTCAACCACTAAAACCCCAACCGTAAACCTTTGCATGATTGTGAAGGACGAGGCACATGTTATTGAGAGATGTCTCTCTTCTGTTCTTCCCGTGATTGATTATTGGGTAATCGTTGATACCGGATCAACTGATGGAACTCAGAAAAAGATCAAGGATTTCTTTGAAAGAAACGGAATTCCCGGTGAATTGCATGAGCGTCCGTGGGTTGATTTCGGAAAGAATAGATCAGAGGCTCTGGAATTTGCACAGAAGTGTGGTCATGACTATAGTCTCATGATTGATGCCGACGAGATTCTAGTTTTTGATCCTGGATTTGATCCAAATAAGTTTAAGGATGAACTAACAGCAGATCTGTACAATGTGTTTGCTTTCTATGGGCAGACGAGATATCACAGACCACAGTTGACTAGCAACAAGAAGAGATTTTACTATCGTGGAGTTCTTCATGAATATGTGGATTGTCACGATCAAATTGGAACCCGTGATTTTGCTCGGGGATTTACCAATACACCTATTCAAGATGGAAATCGTTCTAAGAGCGCAGATAAGTATGCAAAGGACGCTATCGTCTTTGAAAAGGCACTCGCATCTGGTAAAGTAGAAGAAAAAGACTTAAACAGATATCATTTCTATCTTGCACAATCATATCGTGACTCGCAGCAATGGGAAAAATCACTCGATTGTTATATGAAAAGAGCAGAACTTGGCGGATGGAATGAGGAAGTGTTCTATTCATATTATCAGGCGGGTAGAATTATGGAAATTCTACAAAAGCCGTTTGATGAAATCATTCGTGTTTACTTCCAAGGATACCAAGTCGCTCCGTGGAGAGCAGAAAGTCTCTGGGCTGCTGCTAGACTGTGTAGAACTTATTGTAGATGGGACCAAGCATACCGATTCTCAAAGCAGGCTTTGAAAATCCGTTATCCTGAGGGTGCGCTCTTCGTTGGTCAACCAATTTATGATTGGGCTATTCTGGATGAGTTTGCTATCTCTTCTTATTGGACTGAGAATTACCGTGAGTCTAGAATTGCTGCAACACAACTTTTACAGGAAAATAAGTTCCCTAGCGATCAAAGGGAAAGAATTGAAGCAAACTTGAAGTTTGCAACTGAAGCAATACTCTCCAATTCTTAATTAAATGAGTTCATTCAGAGCATATTCTCATCCTCAAGGAGTTCCTGAGTCAACATCAATTCGAAACCGAATCACGCAATATGGTCATCCATTTCATCCTGGAATGGCTGTACGGCGTGATTCGGTTTCATGCGAATATGTTCCTGCAACAGTTGATGGAATTGCAGAATCTTCTGCTTTAGGTATTATAGAATCAGTAACACCCGAATCCTTCGTTATTGTTTATCAGGGGATTATAGATTTTAAAACATCTCCCATCAGTTTAGACAATGGTGATGTAAGTTTAAAAGATGGCACGATATACTATCTATCATGTAAAAAGAAAGATGGTAGTCTATCAGATGTTTCACCACCAATACATTCTAACTATGCATACAGACCTTTGATGGTCGGAATGTCTCATTGTCAGGCTCTAGTAGTAAACAGTCTCCCTGTTCCTTCAATAGAATCAGCATCACTAGCGTCACCTGTTGGTACTATTGTCGCATATGCAGGGAGAGAAGAAACGGTTCCTTCAAATTGGTTCATCTGTTCGGGTAAAGCACTTCCGAAAGATGAGTATGCTTTTTTGTATTCAAGACTCGGTGATAGTCATTCGATCATGGGTTTAGAGGATGAAGTAACATCGGGATCAAACACCAACGATACTTTGTGTTTGAAATTTTCCGACAGCATCCACTCAATTGAAGTTGGATCTAATTTCAAATTGAGTTGGAATGATGGAAATGATAGTGTTGTCGCAACTGTTACTAAAACAGATTCTAATACTAATAGAGTCTGGTTTCTTTTTCTTTCGAATCACCCATCTTCAAAAATAGATCACGCATCAGACAAGTTTGGTGGGCTTTTAGTAGCAGGAATTTGTCCGGTAAAGGTCGAATCGTTTGCTGAGATTATTAATGGTAATTTGAGTTCACACTTCTTCTTGCCGGACCTTCGATCAAGAACGATATTTGGATCGGGTTTTTCTACAGGATTGATATCATCACAATTAGGGAATGTTGGAGGTTCTCAGACACAGATTCTTACTGAGAACGAACTTCCATCACATTCTCACAATGTCAAAGTTAGCGATAATCAAACTGAGACTGATGGAAGCATTTATTTAAATCCATCATCAGGAATTCCCGTCCATTCATCGAGTACTTTTCAAAATGTTGCAACTACAGACGATTCTGGAAAAAATAAGCCATTTAGTATTGTTCCTCCGTATGTGTCTTGTAATTGGATTATTAGGTGGAATGATACAGGCAGAACCGTAATTGACGAAGAAAAACATGAAAAAGTCATTGTAGACCTTACTAATAGAATCAATCTATTAACAGAGAAAGTCAACTCTCTAATTAACAGGTAATAAGACATGCCTACCTTTAAACACATATCTGACACTATTCATATAGATGAAATCAGAGTGCCTATTAGCATTTTTAAAATGCTTGAGCCTGATTACACGACGGGCGAAGGTCTTGAGAGTATGTTTTATGATGGAATATCGCTGACTGTTCGTGCAAACGGAAAAACAAACACTCAGGTTGGATCTTGGGCTGATGGTGACCGTTATATTTCAAGAAAACAAGACTTCATTTCACTAATCGATTCAATTCGAAAAGATAATAACGATACAAATCGTGAGGTCGATAAATTTCGTGATCCGATTGGATGTAGACTGAGAGAATATCCCCAAATCAATGAATTGGTAGTTGCTCTTTGGGAACATGTAGTTGAGAAGAAAACTACAAAAGAGTCAGGAATTGATGAACTTCAACGGAAGAGGATTGCTGTAAAGGATAAATACCCTGTGAAGGAGAAGCCTAATGTCAGCGATCAACTCTCGGGAAAAACTGAAGGAATACTGCCTAAGGGCACTCGGCGCACCAGTAGTCGAAATAAATCTAGCGGATGAGCAAATTGAGGATCGTTTAGACGATGCTTTACGTTTCTTCTCAGAGTACCATTTTGATGGGGTAGAGAAGGTTTACCTGAAGTATCAGGTCACACCTGTAGATATAACCCGTGGATATATTGAACTCAAATCCGACAACCGTAGGGCTGTTGGTGGTGGACTAGAAAATTCGGATGCCATATTTGATGCTACAGAGGAAGGTAGAACTGATGAAGATGTTTTGATTGAAAACTTAATTACGAGTGTTACTAGAATCTTCCCCTTCACACAACAAAGTGTCGGTATGTTCGATATTCGATACCAATACGCTCTTAATGATCTTTATACATTTGGAACCATAGATCTTGTTCAGTACGACTTAACTCAACAATATTTAAGCCTACTTCGTCAATTCTTGTCTCCCGATAAAAGTGTTAGATTCAATCGTGTTCAGAATCGACTTTATATTGACATGAATTGGGCACAACAAGTTTCTGCTGGAATGTACTTAATTATCGAGTGTTATAGAATTCTTGATCCAAGAATATACCCTGAAGTCTACGAAGACAGACTATTGAAGAGGTACGCTACGGCACTTCTCAAGAAACAATGGGGAGTTAATTTATCCAAGTATAGTGGCATCAAACTTCCTGGTGATATCACCTTGAGAGGTGTCGATATCGCTTCAGAGGCAACAACAGAAATAGACAATCTTGAGAAAGAAATCATATCTAAGTACGAACTGCCAGCGGACTTTATGATGGGATAATCTTATGGCATTGAATCCTTATATTCGTGTAAACAACGCTACCTATCAACCCGAAAGAAATCTGGTTGAGGATCTTACCATTGAGGCTATCAAGATCCATGGTATGGAGATGTACTACATTCCTAGGGATTTGGTGAGTAGAGATGATTTTTTTGGAGAGTCAAAGTACTCAAGATTTAATGAGTTTAAGATGATTGAAATGTACATGGATACAACACAAGCATTCGAAGGTGGAGATGCTTTCTCCAAATTTGGATTTGAGATTCGTGATAGTGTGAAATTCACGGTTTCTAAAAAAAGGTTTCTTAGAGAAACTTCTAAAGTCAGACCACTTGAAGGAGATTTACTTTATCTTCCTCTGAATAAAGGGTTGTTTGAGATTAAGTTTGTTGAACATGAGAACCCATTTTATCAACTTGGAAAACTGTATTCTTATCAATTAACTTGTGAACTATTTCAATACAGCGAAGAAGAATTTGATACAGGCGTGGAAGAGATTGATGCAATTAACGATGAAACAGGATACAAAGTTGATATTGTACTGGGAGGCACCTATGGAACGGGATCTTTCGCAAAGGGCGACATCGTTTATCAATACCAAAACGGTCAAGTTACGGGAGGAACTTCGGGAGAAACTGCACGGGCGAAAATTCAATCAATTAACAGCGGAATCTCTCCGCAAAAACTTTCTCTTGCCAATGTTTCTGGCAAGTGGTTGTCTGGCACATCTGCGTCCCCCCTCTATGTGATTAAAAGTGGAAATATGTTGTATGGTACTGTAATTGGATCTGATGATAAATTAGGAATACTCAACGAAGCAAAAAATATGGTGATCGAAACAGAAGCAGATGAAGTTCTGAACTTTGATGAAAATAATCCATTTGGAGATCCATGATTTATGCTTGACTATTATTATCACGGAACAATACGCAAAGTGGTTGTTGCATTTGCATCGATGTTTAATGACATCTATGTTTCTCGCAAAGATTCTAGCGGTAATGAAGTAGAAAGGTTCAAAGTTCCAATTGCTTATGGACCGAAGCAAAAGTTTCTTTCTAGATTAGATAGAGTAGGGACCGATCTTGAATCGAATAT